CACTGTGTTATCACTGCTGGCTCTCTGTGCTTCAGTGTTAACATTTTCTGTCCTGATGTTGCCCCTTTCATCGATTGGTGCAACATAGTATTGCTTGTAGTTGAATCCTGCCTTTGGTGCATCCTGCTCTGCCTGTGCAACGATCTGATCGTTGATGGTTTTCTCCCTGTTGTATGTGCTCATGTAACTGGCAACTGATCCTGTGGTTGTCGCGTCACCTATGATGTCTTTGAATTCTTGTGAATCTACTAGAGTTTTCATCTTCAATCTCAGCAGATGTGGCCACCATGTTTGACTAAATCCTTCCGCGGCCCTGTTCACATCTTCTACCACGTAGTATCTTTTCAGTGCGATTGGCACACTTTCGTCTAGAGAATAATCTTCCTTCATGTGTGGGAATTCTATAACATCGCCACTCATTGGTTTCCTGCCAATCCTTTCCACGATATCGTTCAAATGAACAGTCAAAAACAGTGTGTCATTCTGTAAGAACATACCAAACTGTGACAGATTGAAATCTGCATCTTGCACATTGTAAATTCCCCTAACAACATAAACATCATCTGAATATTTTCTATCCCTGTTCTCTAGAAATAATAAATCTTGTATAGTTCTCTCATTTAACGTGTCTCCCGAGTACTGAGGTTGTGTGGGAGATGCCGCTCCGTCCTTATTTGTGTCTCCCTGATTGTAGGGTCCTAGGTATTTGTGTAGGTGTAGATCTGTGCCACCTACCTGAAACATCTCCTTGATGTTACGATCAAAGAACTTATAGTCATTGCCTTTTTCAGGCTTGAAAATGGATAATCTTGGCATATCATACATATTTATTGTACAGGCAATGACTATAAATATGAGTATGTCAGAACTACAAACAGGACAACAGGAAATTTTCGATTACGTCAAGAACAATCTCGGTGACGGCATGATTGACGTGGAATTAGACCCAAAACACTATCAAACGGCACTGGAAAGAGCAGTCAATAAATTCAGACAGAGATCATCAAATGCTGTGGAAGAATCATATGCTTTCCTTGAACTGAAAAAGAATCAGAACACCTACATACTGCCTGATGAAATTATCAATGTAAGGAATCTTAACAGGAGGACAGTGGGTTCAAGAACCGAAGGCGGAGAGGGTGGTACATTGTTTGAACCATTCAACTTGGCATACACAAATACCTACTTATTGAGAGCAGGTGCAACAGGTGGACTGGCAACTTACTACGCTTTCGCATCATACCAGGAACTGGTTGGCAAGATGTTTGGTAGTTTCATACAGTTCCATTTTGACGTGGCAACTAAAAAATTAACTATCACCCAAAGACCAAGAGCGGACGACGAGACCGTACTGATGCACACGGACAACTACAGACCTGACATCACACTGTTCAAGGACATCTATTCAAAACCATGGATCAGAGATTACACACTTGCAGTATCAAAAGTGATGCTGGGAGAAGCCAGAGGTAAATTCAACACCATAGCAGGTCCACAGGGTGGTACCACACTGAACGGCGATGCACTAAAGAACGAAGGACAGGCCGAGATGGAAAGACTGGAATCCGAGATAGGCAATTTCCAAGAAGGTGGAACACCACACAGTTTTGTTATTGGTTAATTGACCAAGATTTCCATTTAAATACCCTGCAATGAAAAAATCCAATTACAAGAAATACTCTGACCTCTCGCTGGATGAACTGGAAAAATTGGTAGAGGAGTTGGAAATCATGAGCATAAAGGCGTTGAAAGAACGCAAGAAGACCTTGAGAGCATCAATATTGAGGTCTGTGAGAAAAGCAATCAAAGAGATTGAAAAACGTCTAAAAAAATAGTATAATAAACCTTATGCTGATAGGTGTAGTAGGTTTAATAGGTTCTGGCAAAGGCACTGTGTCTGACAGGCTGGTAGAACAACACGGATATCAAAAAGATAGTTTCGCCAAGAGTCTCAAAGATGCCGTGGCCGCTATGTTCAATTGGGATAGAAATTTATTAGAGGGCGACACTGACGCCAGCAGGCAATGGAGAGAACAGCCAGATGCGTTCTGGAGTGAAAAATTTGGCAAACCCACAACGCCAAGATGGGTGTTGCAGTACTTTGGAACAGAAGTGATGCGTGGCCAGATGTACGACGGCATTTGGGTAGACAGTTGTATAGGCAGATATAAAGGCCAAAAAACAGTCATTGCAGATGTAAGATTTCCTAATGAAGTGAAACAGATCAGAGAACGTGGTGGTAAGATCATACTAGTAAAAAGAGGACAAGATCCCGACTGGTTCGTTGATTACACAGAGGGCAACATAGAACCAAAAGACATACACAGTTCAGAATACGCTTGGGCAAAGGAAGAGTTTGATTTCGTTATTGAAAACAATGGTACAAAGGAAGAATTATACGCCAAGATCGACGACCTAATCGTCAGCGACAAGATCACCGACACGCCAACCCAATCTACGGGTACTGCCCAGCCTTTGGCAATTGGCGCAAACAGTTTTTAAGTTTGTAGTAGCAGTATTCCTCAGATCACCATCAACGAACAGCACATCCAGTTGTGATTTATCCTGTGCTTTGAATCCACATAATTCACATTTCCGGTGTTTCTTGTATCCGGATCTTTGTAGTGCTGTCACACCTCCCACACGCTTGCCGGCCCGTTTCCTGATACAGGTGTCGCACCGACTACGCCAATACACCCGACCATATCTCTGGTAGGCGTAGGCCCTAGGTTTAGTCTTGCACTCCGTACACAACGGTCTGTCTTTGTACTGCATGTGTGTATTTACGTCGCCTATATAGGCACCTCGAAAACGGTAAATTATGTCGCTAAAACCATACGATTGAATAAATAACTCTAGTATATACGTAACTTGCAAGGAGAATACGAAAAATGGCATTAACATCACCAGGAGTAGAGGTTTCAGTAATTAACGAAAGTTTCTACGTACCATCAGATGCGGGTACAACACCACTATTCATAGTAGCATCATCACAGGACAAGTCAAATGGGGCCGGAGACGGGACTGCTGTAGGAACAACTACTGCCAACGCCAACACCGCTTATTTGATCTCGTCACAGAGAGAATTAACAGAGACTTTTGGAGATCCAAAATTCTACACAGACGCATCAGGAAATTCATTGAACGGTTATGAGTTAAATGAATATGGCTTACAAGCGGCCTACAGTTTCCTAGGAGTTGCCAACAGAGCATACGTCCTAAGAGCGAACGTGGACACAGCAGATTTAGTTGGAAGTGCTACGGCACCAACAGCGGCACCAACAGATGGCACATACTGGTTTGACCTTGCATCAAGCAGTTACGGTTTATTTGAATGGTCAAAAACTAATCAATCATTCACAACAATTACTCCAACACTTATCACTTCAACAAGTGACCTAGTTGGCGGTGTCTCAACTGGTGCACCAAAAACTTCAATAGGTGTAATAGGTGATTACGCAATCAACACAACACACGTTACCAACAAGATCTACAAGAAGACAGCAAGTAACACTTGGGTACAGGTTGGATCAGAAGCATGGTCAACATCTCTACCAGTTGTGTCAGTCGCTTCAGGAACTACAGTGACTAGTGGACACACAATGATCATGAACGGTGTTACAATAACAACAAGTGGTACGACACTTTCAAACGTTGCATCAGTGATCGGATCAAATGTTACTAACGTGACAGCAAGTGTGAACAGCACAACAGGTAACCTAGAAATATTCCATAACGGTAAAGCACTAGGTGATTCAACGGGTGGTGCGGGCACTATCAGATTCGAAGAAGGAAATGGAACACTGTTAGCAGACCTTGGAATCACAGCAGGTGTCAACAATGGTCCTAAATTCCTACAAGACAAACACACTAACAGACCTACTTGGAAGACAGCAGATGAGAACAGACCCAACGGTTCAGTTTGGTTCAAGACGACTTCTGCAAACTCAGGTGCGTCTTTGGTGACAAAACTTTACAGTTCATCAAGTGCTAGTTTCTCACAAGTTGCTAGTCCACTTTATGCTAACCACCACTCTGCGATCTACAACCTAGACGCGGCGACTGGTGGAACTGCCTTGAGCACAGGCACAGTGTACGCACAGTACAACGTGACTGAGGAGTCAATGACGGCAGGTGATGCCGCAGATGCAACTCCGAACGTTGGTGACTTCCAACTGTTCAGATACGAAGGTGGTGCTACAACTATCACTAGTAACAGCACATCTCCAACTTTCACAAGTTCAGAGACTTTCTCGATACAGGAATCAGTTAAAAATCAAGAAGCGTTGAGTTCAGCAGTCACAGTAACACTAGGTGGTACAGATGCAGATGCATTTGTGGCGGCGGTGAGTGCGGCAGGTTTGACAAACGTTTCTGCCACTAAACTATCAACTGGTGCTATCCAAATGACACACGCACTGGGTGGCGAGTTCAGAATGTTTGACACATCAGGAACGCCATTAGCAGATGCAGGTTTCAGTGCAACAACGGCACACAGTTATGGAACATACACAGCGAACAGTTCAACTTTGATCGACAACTTGTATGACTTACCAACAGGTGAGAGCCTTGACTCAAGTGCAAACACAGGTATCATGGCAAGTAACTGGAAGAGACTAAGTTACACTGCTTCAACAAGTGCTCCAAGCAATGAGCCAGCAGACGGTACATTATGGTACCACACTGCGACAGACGAAGCAGACATCATGGCACACAACGGTACAACTTGGGTTGGTTATGCAACAGCATACGCAACAACAGATCCAAATGGTCCACAGTTTAGTGCAACAGCACCGACTACACAATCAGACGGTACTGCACTTGTGACTAACGACTTATGGATTGACACAAGTGACCTTGAGAACTATCCAAAACTTTACAAATACAACACATCAGCAACTTTAAGTTCTACAAACACAGCGAACCAAGTGGCAGTGACCACTTCGGGTGCGGCTTGGGAACTGGTTGACAAAGCAGACCAAACCACAGAAGACGGTATCGTGTTTGCAGATGCTAGATACCACACAGCGGCAGACAAGGCGGATTCATTGTCAACAGGCGGTGCGGGTACAGCCAGCTCAATCAAAGATTTATTGAGCGATGGTTTCCTAGATCCAGATGCGCCTAACCCAGACAACTACCCACAAGGTATCATGTTATGGAACACTAGAAGATCTGGTTACAACGTTAAGGAATACAAGAACAGTTACATCACTACTACGAAATATCCAGGAAGCGGTTCAACTGGTTTAGGTAACATCAGAGCAAGTAACGAGAGTGTATCAACTTACTTCCCTGACAGATGGGTTACTAAATCTAGCAACAACGCAGACGGTTCTGGAAGTTTCGGAAGAAAAGCACAGAGAAAAGTGATCGTTGAACAACTTAAATCAGA